ATTCAGGCGGTTGGTCGGGCAAAGAACCCAGCGCAAGTAAAGGCGCACATTATTACGCAAGCAAAGGCGTTGGGGGCGACGGACGCTATCCCAGAGAGTTGGACAGGAGCCGACAGCAGTATGACTAAGAGTATTGAACGACAAATCGCTAAGGGCGCAGTGCTTGTCCTTTGCCCATCGTGTATGTCGGGTGACGACAGTTCTTGCCCGATGTGTCAGGGTATGAACGACGGTATGGTTCCACAGTCGTGGGTCACCGGCAACGAGGACGGCGACTACGAGGACGACTCCAGCGCAGACGACAGCACCCCAATGGCTAAGGCGTTCAGCACCGAGAGCCTGCTTACCCGTGAGTTTGAGAAGTCGGCTGGTTTCCTGTCCTACATCGCTAAGGGTGGCCCCGGTTCGGGCGCACAGGACGGACACACGTTCAACGGCAATCAGTGGACGGGTGGTATAAAGGCTGGCGCAAACCTGATGCACGAGCGTGAGGGTTGGAAGAACACCATCAAGCGATACAACACCAACGCTGCCGAAATGCGCAAGGAAGCCGACAGTCACGTCAAGGCTGGCGACATTGCTTCCCGTGCTGGTGACCACCGCACCGCAGCCGACCACTACCGTGCCGCCGCCAAGTCCTACATGAAGGCTCAGGGAACACAAAAGGGCAATGAGATGGTTATGCGTCTCAAGGCTGATGAGGGTCACCCCGACGCTTCACACACCGAAGCCAACGCCTACCAAGAGAACGCTCGCACCCTGCGCACCCTTTCCGCTGGCGCATCAGCAAAGGCTGACGCTGAGGAACGTGCTTTGGCGCAGACCGCCTAGTTTCCAAACTAAGACAAGCCCCCTGTGCCTAGTGAAATAGGTATGGGGGGCTTTGTCTTTGGTAAGATGTTTGCGATGAACATTATCTACTTCTACTCAATGGGTATGCCGAGTGAAGGCTCAACGGGTCTTATCTCTATAAACAACGGAACCATTGCTGAAATCGCTGGCACGGCAAAAGTGTTTGTATCTGCCTATCGCAAGAGCAACCCTGCTGAAAGCGACCAGCAAGTATTTGATTACTTTTCCGACAACTGGACTGACGGCAATACTTTCACCTTGCCTATGCTTTTGACGGGCGATGAGGTCAAGGACTTTCTAGGTTTCTAATGGGGATTTCACCAAACCCGTAGTAAAGTAATGCCGATAAACCACTATGGAGTTCGGTATGACTAACGAAATTGCTATTCACAAGGCTGGGAACCCCCAAGCACTTCGTGACTGGTATAACGCTGGTGCTGATGGACAAATCAACTGGGGGCAACCCGGCGACTTTGAGGACTGCGTTGCTATTGCCGGTCAACACATTGACAACCCAGAGGGTTTTTGCCAACTTCGTCACATTGATGCCACTGGCGAGCCAGCAGGCAAGGCAAGTGGTGAAATCGCTAAGGCAGACGAGCCTGACTACACAAAGTTGATTTCTGACCGCAAGGGCGAGCCGGATGACCAAGACCTCTACAACAAGGTGATTTCAGAGGCAAAGAGCAAGTTTGACGTGTATCCGTCGGCTGTCGCTAACGGCTGGGTCGTTCAGGAATACAAGCGTCGTGGTGGAACGTATCACAAGCCCGTAGAAAAGGGCGATTTGCCGGGGCATGAGTTTCACGGCAATCAATACACGTCTGCTCTCAAGGGTGCTGGAATCGACCCCAAAGAAGCCGTCACGGACAAGACCGATATTCACGGCGTTCTAGACAAGATGACTAATGCTGAAATCGGCAAGGGCTACGGCTATCTGGGCGAGCGTGGCAACTACCTGCGTTCCAACGGCATTTCAGGTGCTGACCGTATCAAGTTGGCGGACAAGTTGATTCAGGCAACCGCTATCAAGAACGGGTGGAATCACCACGACTTAGCGACCTTTGTGGATAGCAAAAATGGCAGGCACTTTGGCGACGTAATGTTCGGTCAAAGCGAGGCTGGCGCACTTGAGGAAGGGCAACGCTTCCTAGACAGGGAAATCGTGGGTATGGGTCTAAAGAAGTCCGCCCCGTTCTCTGGCGACCTTCCAAATCAGCCCAACCCCCGAACTGCGACATATATCGCACAGGCAAAGGCTCTTTCAGCACAGGGCGACGGACTTCGCCGTTTGGAAAAGTGGCAAAGTGCCTCTTTTACGCACAGTGATGCTGCGGATGCGTATCGCAAGGCCGCACAGGGAGAAACTGGTGGAAACGCCGACATTCTCAATTCCCACGCTGACGCACAAGACCAACTTGCCAAGTATTGCTCTTTCCTAGACAACAACACAGAACAACACAGCCCTGCTGAAATGGCTAAGGCGAACGGGGCGGTTCCTGCCTACCCCGGAACGCAGTATCAGAACCCACCTTTTCAGCAAGGGGCGCAAGACTGGGGCTGGCTCGGTGAGGGGCAATCAACGCACACCCCCGAATACAACCCAAACCCCACGGGAACTGACCTCGTTCCCGACGACACAAGTGATTCGAGTGCTGAACCACACTCGGACTGGACTAGCGAGGATGCTCAATAATGGCAAGCGCAAACGATTTCACTAGAGACAGCCTTCTCGGCACAGAGGGCGTATATGCCGAGTTCTACAAAGGCGACTTTCATGGTCACGTCTTTCGTGGCAACCAGCACTCATCCGGCGGTATTGGACACTTTGACCCTTACAACGCCGTTTTCACCACCATTTGCGCCTCTGGGCATCAGAACACAGTCAAGGTGCCGCCAGCGTGGATTGGTCGCAACGCCGACGGCTCGTTCAATGGCTCTTTCACCTCTGGGGCAAGCCAAAAGAACGTCTGCGCTACTTGCTCACGCCCATTGGCAAACCGTTGGCGTTTGGTAAATGGTCGTCAGTTCTTGCCCAAGCCAACTCCGCCTACCTCTGTCGAGCAGTGGCTCGCCACCTCAACGCCCAAGTATGTCAAGTAATGGGTTCGTAGGTTTCACTAACACCGATATTGTTAGTCGCCAGCCGTCGTCAGAACACTTTGAGGGCAACCAGAACGACGGGTTCAACGTAGTTCGCTTTGCTGATGGCTCGTTCGGCATTGAGAAGTCAATGAAGGACTGGGTGGGCAACAAGACGGGGCGCAACTATCCTGCTGAACTACTAGCCGCCCAAGAATACTTAGCCGCCCGTGTAGGACAGGCTCTTGACGCACCCGTTCGTGACTGCCTTTTCACCTCAAAGAACGCCGACAGTGTGATTATGCCGTTCGTGGTTGGGCAGTCTGGCAAGGACTTAGGTGGAAAAGACGTTCCAAACGACCCACAAGGTATCCAACTACAAATCTTTGACCACTTTGTTGCTAACTCTGACCGCCGACCAAAGAACCTTATGTTCACCTCAAACGGCATTGTCGGCATTGACCACGCTCTCTGCAACTTCCGCCTTCGTCCCCCAAAGCCTGAACTGCTGGCAAGCCTATACAACGAGGGTGTGACATCTGACGACGTTCGTGCCATACAACCACTGCTGGAAACCACGAAGCCGTATTTCGCCCAATTACAAATGATGGACAAATACGAGAATATGCTGGCAAACCTCGCCAGTCTTGCTGCGGATTTACAAATCGTGGAACAGAGCGTAGTGAAAAAAGGTGACGTTTCAGGTCACGAGTTTCACGGAAACCAATTTGTCAAACTTGGGTCTACCGAAATAAAAGATTCCACCAAATACGCTTTTGAGGGTGGCGCACAGGCAAAGGCGATGGAAAAAGTCACGCTGGGTAATGGCGAAAAGGGCATTGTCAAGGTATTCCAAAATGACGGTTGGGGCGGCCCATCAGCAAAGCGTCAAGCGTGGAACGAAGCCCTTGCCGCAAAGGTTGGCAAAGCACTAGACATTCCAATTCGTGATGCCGTTCGCATTGACGGGCGACCAGATGCCATTCTGCAACCACACTTAGAAGGACAGTCGTGGCTTGATTTAGGTTCAGAAACACCAACTGCCAGCCCCAAAGACGTACCGGAGAAGTTTCGTCAGCAAATGGGCGAACTAGCCCTGTTTGACACGTTGATTTCTAACCCAGACCGTCATGGTGGAAACGTAATGGTCACCGGCATTGACCCCAAAGAACCGTTATTGCGTTCAGAAGCCGCCAAGATTTCTACCGCACGTCTTGTTGGCATTGACCATTCATCAGCATTCAACGATGAAAATTGGGCGCAACCACGTCAACTTGCTGCGGTGGCGAAGGAATGGAAGATATCACCAGACCGTCTTAGTGAAATGGGCAACGCACTTCACGATTTCCAAAATGACCCCACCCTTAGTTCCGGTGAAAAAGAATACGCCGACGCTATGGTGGCAACCTTTGACAAGGCATTTCCACAAACCATAAAGAAAGACGCTTTCACGCCACCGCAGGGTGTTCAAGACGCAGCCAAAAAGGCTTTGGAGTGGATGGCTGACGGCAAGGCTGGTTCCGGTTTCACCTCTGTCGGTCGCAAGCGAGCCTCTGACCTCGCTCGTGGGGCAAGCGTTTCAGAGGTGACTATCCGACGGATGAAGGCATACTTTGACCGCCACCAGCCAGACAAGAAATCACCTCACTGGGATGAGCCAAGCCCCGGCAAGGTGGCGTGGTATGCGTGGGGTGGCGACGCAGGCTATTCGTGGGCTAAGTCAGTGGTGGAAAGACTGAACAAGGTTCAAAAAGGCGATGTTCAAGGGCACGAGTTTCACGGGAACCAGTGGACAGAAACAGGAACCAGCGTTGGATACGGGAACAAGACGTATCACCACGCCGACCTAACCACGTCTGACGGAACGGTTTTACACGCAACTGCGATGCCACACGTCGATGGCGGAACATTTGCCGAAGTGTCTGGTGAAAAAAATGGATACACAATTAGGCATACGCAAACCGACGTTGGCGGTGGTCAGAGTTACTACCAAGTAACGGCTCACGACGCTAATGGAAATGTTGTGGGTCACCTTGACTATGCCGTAGCCGACGGCGAAAAGACCCCCCACATTCAAATGGTGGAAACCAGCCCAAGCGCACGGGGCAATGGCTTGGCAACCTCTATGTATCACGTCATGGCGGCGAACAACCCCGGCGCAACACCCGAACAAGGGATGCTCACCGATGACGGCTCTAAGTGGTGGAATAGCCCCCAAATGGCACAAGCCCGTTCTGAATCCAGTTCTTTTACGGAATACAAGCCAAACGTTTCCAAATCAGTTATCACCAAAGGCGACGACCCCGGACACCCGTTTCACGGCAATCAGTGGACTACGGGCGAGGCTGGTGTAAAAGACCTCTCGCAACACATTGACACGGTGGACATGAGCGACATTGAGGCATGGCGAAACCGCCGTAATGGTGGTGGAACCACAACTACTCGCACCCCATCTGCCCCAAAGCCAGCACCGGCTCCTCGTGCGCCTCGACCAGCAACAGCACCCAAGCCTCAACCTGCCCCCAAAGCCCCCCAAACGCCCTCTACAGCCGAGAAGGGCTTACCAGCAGGCTGGCACACCGTCAGCAAGGCAGACGGGCGTATAACGCTAAAGAGTGACGCAGGGAACTCGGCGGTATTTTCCACTAGAGGGTCGTGGAAACCATCCGACCCCGAAGCCCACACAATGCTTCAAACGATAGACAAGTATGCGACGGGCAAGACCATCAACTTCGCCCCGAAAGACATTACTAGGGGAACCTCAAACGCTCTGGGCTACGTCAGTTCCAAGAACCCGAACACCGTTGAGATTATGCCTAAGAGCCGTGTGGATGGTGCGTTAGAGCGCACAATGTCGAACTTCAAGACAGGTGGAAACTCGCCAATGGAACAGGCGTTGCGTGAGGCTCACGACCAATCTATTTCACCATCGGCGTTCGCCAACCAATTCGCTAGTTATACCTGCTTTGCCACCAAAGACAAGGCTCTAGAGGCAATCGTCACCCACGAACTCGGACACTCGGATTTCTTTAGTCGGGGTCTGTCTATGGACAGCGTATATAAGGGTCTGGCTAGTCTCGGCGGTCATCTCAATGAGGAACGTCTGTCAAGTGCTGAACGTCAGGGCTATCGGAACCAAATGGGTCGAAACTCTAGTTTCCGTATGCCCGACGGCACGCTGAAAGACCGTGCTGGCGCATTGGATTGGCTTATGAAAAACGGTGCTGGCGGTGCTGATTTGCAGGGAACCGCCGTCGCCTCGTGGATTGCCGAACGGGGTATGTCCGAATACGGAACCACGTCACTTGCGGATACCGTTGCTGAGGCGTATTGTGCATACCGTATGCCAGAACTGCCCAAGACCGACGCAGTGAACGCCCTCGCTAGCGCACTCGGCTGGACGCAGAAGGCCGTGTCTAGTGAAAACGCACCGACGGATTGGTCGGGTGGCGTTGGCTTTACCGACGGCTTTGACGGGCCGACAATGATTCTGGGAGACAAGGCATACGACTACGCCACAGGCGAGTGGTCAGAAGCCTTTGAGCCGAACCCCGAACTGGCGGACGATACCCCAAAAGGTGAAATAACAAAGGCGACTAAATGGTGGAGCCTTTGGAAAAAAGAAAAAGAAGCCGAAAAGTCTGGTGATGCTGACGAAGCGAGCCAAATCCACTATCAACTTTTGAACGCCGTTTATGACGACCAAGAGGTGAAAAAGGGCGACGTTCCGGGTCATGAATTTCACGGCAACCAGTACGAACAAGGCAACGGCATGGATGCCATTGAGGCGTGGCGTAATCGTAGGGCTGGTGAAAACATTACGACAACGCCAAAACCGCCCCGTGAATCGAAAGCCCCTAAAATTGTCGAACCGCCAAAGAGTTCGTTTGTCGGTCTAAAGTCGACAGAGGTTGCTGAAACCTTGACCAGACGGGAAAAGTGGGGCGGTGCGTTGAACAAAGGATTTGACACGGTGCGCCTCAAAGACGGCTCTATCGGTGTAGTGAAACACAACGAGACTGCCGAAAACGCCGACGCAGAGGTTCTACAAGCCCGTATCGGCAAGGCAATTGGAACACCTATCCGTGACGCAGCGTTCGTCGCCGGTAGCAACAAAGACACCATACACCCCTACATTGAGGGTCACACAACGATTACATCACCATACGCCGAACGTATGTCCGTAATGATGAGTGAAGGCATGGGGCAAATTAGGTGGCTGGATACTGTCACTGGAAATTACGACCGTAATCGTGGAAACATTATGGTTCAGAAAGACGGTAGCGTTCTGGGCATTGATGGTGGAAACGCTTTTCACGGAACGCCCTCGCCAGAAGATTTGTTCAAGGTCATACGAACGAGCAACATTGACCAAGCAACGGTGAGCCGGACGAACGACGCTATCAACGGTCTGCTGAAAATGAAAGACTTGACGGACAACCAAAAGAACATTGTTCTCAATGAGGTGTTGCCTTCGTGGAACGACTTTTGGAACAACGGCGGTTCTGAATACGTCAAGTCGGGAACCATACCGCCACAACCCCGATAATCACCTCTCATCAGGGGAAACAACTAAATACTTGACTTGGGCTTTCACCTTCGTGTAACCTTGTATAAACGCTTTCGGGCGTGACTACCCAAGAAAGGTGGTTGCTATGCAATCCATCAACGTAAGTAGAAGTTTGTATTCCCCGACCATTGGGGGCCGATGAGGTCGGTGGCTAGAGGGTTGCTTATAGCCCTCATAGCCATAATCACGGTCGCAGGACTGTTGAGCAACACGTCGCCAAAGGCGGATGCTGTTCAGCGCAAGACTGCGAGTATTCAGGCAACACGGGCATTTGTTATGTCCGTCGTTGTGACCCATCACGCCATCAAGGCAAAGCCAGTCGTGGTGAAGCCAGCAGTAGTGGCAGACCCCATGCCAGAGCGACACTTTACGGCTCACGTTTATGGTGAAGGCTATAACGTCGGCATACCCCTGTGGCAGACGTGGAACACAGACCCAACGGCATACGAGCCATCAGCAGACGACCCTATGCGGATACTGCCAAAGTCGGCTCAATACACCTTTGCCTGTATCCGATACGCCGAGAGCCGTAATCACCCCACGTCTGTGAACGTATCGTCGGGCGCAGAGGGTCTTTACCAGTTCTTGCCCTACATTTGGAAATACGGCGCAAACGCTCTTGGTATTCCTGTTTCTAGTGCCATTTACGCAACGCCAGAACAGCAGGCTGAGGTCGCTATTTGGTATTACAAGCGTGACGGTTTCAGCCCGTGGTCTAGCGACGGGTGTGAATAAGTATTCCGGTGTCTACTATTGCCCCTTAGATTTTTTGTAAGGTGGAAACATGACTACTGGCTTACTCAAAGGGAACTGCCTAGAACAACTGTTGCTGATACCAGACAACTCAGTTGATTCGGTCGTCACCGACCCACCATACGAATTAAACTTTAT